CGTATTCGTGATGATGACAATCCTTTACAACCAGGTGAGTTTAGAGATGTAGATGCACCAAGTGGAGATCTACGAGCAGGTCTATTACCTCTTCCATACAAAGAGCCAAGTCAAACTTTATATGCACTTCTTGGTTTTGTTGTACAAACAGCAACAAGATTTGCAACAGTAGCAGATCAAAAGATTGGCGAAAACCTAGGAGCTAACGCACCTGTAGGAACTACTATGGCTATGATGGAACGCGGTACAAAAGTAATGAGTGCAATTCACAAAAGACTACACTACGGACAGAAAGTGGAGTTTACTTTACTAGCACAAATCTTTGCAGAGTTTCTACCAACAATGTATCCTTACGAAGTTGAGGGTGGACCACCACAAATTAAGCAACAAGACTTTGACGGTAAAGTTGATGTCTTGCCTGTATCTGACCCTAATATTTTTTCTGTATCACAGAGAGTTGTATTAGCACAAACACAGTTGCAATTAGCACAAAGTAATCCTCAAGCACACAATGTGTATGAGGCCTACCGAAGAATGTATGCTGCTTTAGGTGTAACTGATATTTCAGCTATCTTACCACCACCTCCTGCACCAGCACCAGTAGATCCTGGTATGGAAAATGCAACAGCATTAAAGCAACAACAATTAAAAGCGTTTCCACAACAAAATCATGATGCACACATAAATGCACATAGAGGTTTCATGTCATCTATTTTGGTAAAAAATAATCCTGTTGTAATGGCAATTTTACAATCACACATATCAGAACATATTGCTTTGCAAGCAAGAGAGCTAATTCAACAGAAATTCATGGAGCAAATGCAACAATTACAACAAGCAATACAGCAAGTTCAGTCACAAGAGCAAGAACAAGAGCTACAAATGCAAATACAACAGATTCAACTGCAAATGGAAGGTGAGATTGCGCAAGCAATTAACGAAATGACAACCCAAATGATCACAGAAGAGCAAGAATCAATGGAAAATGACCAAGAAGATCCGCTCATAAGACTTAAAGAACAAGAAATTCAGCTTCGAGCTATGGAAATGCAACGAAAAGATCAAGAAACAGACAAAAAACTTGAGGTTGAACGTGAAAGAATTGCTACAACTGACAAAATTGCACAAGATCGCATAGATTCACAAGAAGATATTGCGCAACTTCGTGCAAATGTTAATCTTTCTAAGCAAAAATAGTGAAAAATGGCAAATGCAGAAGAAAAACTAGCTGATTATTTTAATAAGCTAATGATGATATCAAAAAAAACTGGAAATTCTGCTGAAGATAGTTTACTTCTAGCAGGTGCGATGATGGCAGTAGCAAAAGTCATTTATCATGAACATTTGACGCCTTCTGAAGCAAAAGATTTGGAAAATCATAATGGTTATGATATCCTAGAACTTATTAAACCAACGATACACTGACATGAACGACCAAACACCAAGAAAAGTATTAGAAGAAGCTGTACCAAATTATAATCCAAAAACAATTGGAGATGTTGACAAACAATTTAAAACTAAAGGTGCTCGATCTCCACAAAAAACACAAGCGGGTAAGACAAGAGCTCAATTAAGAAAAGAAGGTTTAACAGAAAAACAAATTGATAACATTTTAAAAGATGCTCAAATTCCTAAAGACATAAAAGGCTCGCCTCATCAAGGTGTTAAAACTGATCAAGAAGGTAATCCTATTTTATCTATTGCAAAAGGTGGTATGGTTAAAAAGAAAACTAAAAAGAAAAAATCCAAAGTAGCTGGTAGACTAGCTAAACGTGGATATGGAGCAGCAAGGAAATAATTATGACATCAGGATATATGAAAAAAGGAAGAGGAGTAACTAACGTATCAATTAAAATTCCAGAACTTCCAGACCCAGTTGATTTTAACAAATTAAGGAATGCAAGTGTTATTGGTAAAGGTAAAACTCTTACTAGTAATGCAAAAAAATTTGTTGATATAAGATCAAGAATTAACAAACTTGGTGGATACAATACAGGTGGCTTAGCAGCAGCAACTGCAAAGTTAAAAGCACAAGGTTTAAAAAAAGGTGGATCACCAAAGAAAAAGAAAAAGTTTCCTGATCTTAGCGGAGATGGTAAAGTAACAATGAAAGATATTCTTATGGCACGTGGTGTGATTAAAAAGAAAAAAACTAAAAAGAAGGGTAAAAAGAAATGAACTTTAAAAAAACAAAAGTAGAAGTGGTTAAACAATCTAACCCTTTTCCTAACATAAAAGTTTCATCTGATGCTGCTATTGTATACTCACCTTTTGTTGTAAAACAAAACAAAGGTGCGGGTCCAAAAGGGCAGACTAGCAACATGCAGATCAAAAAAGTTGCTTTTAAAGGCGTAAAGTAATAAAACCCTATCAACAAAGGAGGATTGTATGAAACTAGTACAAGATCTATGGGCACACTTAAAAGAGTGGTCTGATTGGAGCATGAAAGATTGGATTAAAGCTGCAATAGTAGCAATAATCGTAATCATTATTATAGGAGCAATCTAGAATTTATGTGGCAATTACTTGCTAAACCTTTACTTGGCGTCGTCGCTGATGGCGTCAAGGGTTTTGTAGAAACCAAAAAAGCAAAACAAGAATTAAAATTAACAACAATTAAAGCTACTCAAAAATTAAAAGAAGACCAAATAGCTGGTAAAGTTGCATGGGAGCAAAGCGCTGTCGATCAAATGAAAGGATCGTGGAAAGATGAGGTAGCATTAATTGTCCTACTACTTCCAGCAGTTTTAGTATTCACGCCCTTACAAGAACATGTTCATCAAGGGTTTATTGCACTCCAGGATCTGCCGTCGTATTATCACAACCTACTTTACATTGCAATTTCAGCGAGCTTTGGTATTAAGGCTGGATCAAGCGCAATTGGTATGTTTAAGAAAAAATGAAAAAGGCACAAAAGAAGAAAGTAAAAAAAGTAATTAAAAGTTTAAAAAAAGCATCAAAGGCTCATGCTGGACAAGCTAAGACTTTGCAGGGTGTGATTAAGAAAAGGTATAAAGTATGAGTTACGAAGAATTATCTAAATCAGTAAAATTAAGTGAAGGTTTTAGAAACAAAATTTATCAAGATACCGAAGGATTCGATACCATCGGGTGGGGTCATAAAGTTGTCCCAGCAGATAATTTTGTTGCTGATAAAGAATACACAGAAGAAGAATTACAAGCAGTATTTGATAAAGATTTAAGCAGAGCGATAGCTCAAGCTAAACAACTAATGACGCAAAACGGTATAGAAGATTTGCCTGAAACAGCTCAACACGTCTTATCGGAGATGTGCTTTCAACTTGGACAATCAGGGGTGTCTAAGTTTAAGAATATGTGGAAAGCCCTGCAGGAAGCTAATTTTATAGGAGCAAGTTATGAAATGCTTGACTCCAGATGGAATAAACAAACGCCAAATAGATGTAAAAAATTAGCTGACCTTATGAAATCATGCGGCTAGAAA